TGTTTTGAGTGAAGTGTTTTGAGCGGGATGCTTCACCCCCGCTTGTTGAATCAATTATGGCACGGATTGGGAGGGATGTCTAGGGGGTCTGTGCCACCTCTTCAACTGGCACATCCCCCAGCAATTCTGGGTAGTAATCTGTAACCTCTGTAATCAGTTCTTCGTCAGTATAATCGGTAAGATTTTCTACCATAGTATCATAAACAAAACGTTCCATAGTTTTGTAATCCATACTCTCAATCATTTGCTGGACGTAATCTTCAATCAGTTGTGCTCGGTCGAAAGTCATTTTCTCAGGGGAGATTTAGAGTAGGAACGGAATACTGTAACCACGATGATTGCGGTGCTAATCACACCAATCAAACCAAGGAAGGTAACACCGTCCCCGGTGAATGTCATAGTTTCGGGCATCATCAGTAGGTGCGAAGGGCAGCAACTTTATCATAGAGTTTGGCAATATCTGTGCCAAGCATTTCACTCACTTCGTCCCAATCATCGTGAAACTCAATGAGATCCAGCAGGGCACGAATGTCGTTTTGATTGAGTTCTAGAACTTCCATAGTTTCAGAAGTCGTATTTGGAGTTGAGAAGTTGATTGAAGGATCTGTCATCATCCTCCTCGCTTTGTTCGGGAATGTCGAAGATCTCACCAGGAGCATCTTGAATCTCAATCCAGAGGTCGTCGTACATGGTGGGGTGTCTCAGGAACAAATGTAATGTAGCAGGGTTGAGGGGCGCTTGGCGCCCCGTTGTGCCAGTTCAGAAGGTGTCACACATCATAGAGTTTGTGGCGCTCAATCTGCTCACGATAGAGTTCACAATCACCCTGCATGACTTCTCCACACTTTTCGGAGAAATCTAGCATGATGTTTGCAACTGAAACATAGTGATCGCAAATTGTCTTCAGAAGTTCAGGGTTCTTCTGAATAGTGGTGCAGAGATCAGCAGAGGTCATGAGGTGTCTCAGGAACAAAGGTAATGTAGAACGAAAGTGGGGGGAAGTCAATCCCCCCTGTGCCAGTCCATCAAGTGTCACATGCTATAAACGAACTGCCCTCCAATCATGTTACGAATGTTGTTGATTGCAGGCACGATCTTGTGGCGGTTGTTGTACACTACCACGGCACCTTCGAATGCAAGAATGCTCACGAAGATCGTGCCAGCGATGATACGAATGGCAGCAGATTTCAGATGTTTGTGCAAATAAGTGCGGTAGAACTTACCAACAACGAAACCAGCATTATAGGTCTTTTGAATAGCATTGCCCAGAAAGTTCAGCACCCAGAGAATAGCAGTAATGCTGAAGATTTCGGAACCAATTGCATAGATCTTGGTGCCGTATGCGATGGCAGTTTCAGTCAACTCCACAGCAGTTTCAATAGCATTCAAAGCAGGAATAGCAAAAGTCATTTTTCTTTGGTGGCGAGAGGGAATGTAGAGAGGTCTCAACCACGAACACATCATAGCGCCTCAGGCACCCAGGTCAAGGGATTGTCACACTCCGTAACATCAGAGGTCTTTATGAGTTCGATTAGGTTTGCTGATGAAAGAAAAAAGGCAGGGGCACCACCCCCTGCCCTATTACCACTTAGCACCCATATGTTACGAATTATAACCACCTCTCGCATGTGTGGGTGATGATACTCTCGAATCACCCAATAGGAGCAGGGAGACTTGAACTCCCACGGGCACTATGCCCAACAGATTTTAAGTCTGGTGTGTCTACCGATTCCACCATGCTCCCCTGTGTATAGTATATGATACCTGGTTGAGATTGTCAAGTGATTGACAATCATGTGGAGATGTGTATAAGATACGTGTGCATCTCGTACACATCTCGCACGATCTCGTAGTTACCAGTTCTTGGAGAACACGAAACCATCTTGGAACTCGTAACTATCACAAAGTCCCTCATCCCAGGTTGCCTGCCAATCAACAATCACAAACGAAGGAATGTCCAAACCATACACATCACTAGCGTATTGTTCGGCAAAATAACGCTCCGATTCGTATTGCCCCTGATAGGCATCTTCGAAGGAATCAAGATCCGAATCGCTGTAGATTTCCAGGAAGGTATCTACGGCATCTTGTCCATAATCACCACAAAGGCGATCATAGGTTTTCTGATACTCCTCGGAGATTTCGAGTTCGGGTTGCTCAGGCAGAAGTCCCTTTACATCCAACAACTCAGTGTAGAACTGAGTGTATTTGAGTTTGCCATCAATTTCATACCCACAGGCACGAACGATTTCAGACATTTTAGCAGGCGGTTCTTGTGCCTGCATCTCATTCACCAGGGTGAGCAGATCGTTTCCAGTCAGCATGAGGTGTCTCTCAGGTACGAATGTAATGTAGAACGGATTGGGGGGCATTGCAACCCCCCTTGTGACAGTTCCTAGACTGTCACATACATCACTTTATCAGGGGCACGGTAGATGTTATCACCGTAGAAAACTTCCAACTTCAAAGTGTTACCATAGAAGTTGCTCGGGATACCATAACGAAGAAACCCCGAAGTTGTCTTGTAGTGACTAGTCAAACGCTGATTGTTCATTCCACACTGATCATAACTGCCATCGGCATTCTGTCGGGTGTAGATGATCTTCATGGTGATCAGTTTGGTTGGAGTTTGAGTTTGAGTGCTTTGAGTGCTTGCTTACGGGATTTGATTTTCCCCTTACACATTCCCTTGGTTCGCTTATGCTTACCAGAGTTGTGTTGCCAGTTGGGGGTCATTGGAATCCCTCAGGAACAAATGTAATGTAACAGGGCAGCAGCAGGATCGCAACCGCCCTTGTGCCAGTTCTTAGAGTGTCACACCCTCCAGCAATATTTTGTGGCAACGATCTGCCTCTTCCAGGATATCACCATCCAAACGATCCCATTCTACCCAATCATAGGCAGATCCTGCGGTTTCGTATGAACCATCGGGCAACAGGGGAGCATACATCAAAACCCGCTGATTGTTTGCATCCAGTTTATAGGTGCAGTTGTTCTTGGTGGATTTAACGAAAACCATCGGATCTCTCAGGAACAAATGTAATTTAACCCCTCACGGATCAAACCGCAAGGGGGTGTGTGCCACTTTCACACCTGGCACATTTGCACAAGGCGATTGCGAATGTCAATTAACTCCATCTCATCAATATCTGCAGAGTCTAAATCTACAGGAGCAAACTCTTCTAGATTTACACTACAATCAGCATAAATGGGAGCATGGTACAATTCATTCCCATCTTCTTGCGAAAGAGTGAATACACAACCGTAATGAGGAAGAGTGAGGAAAACCATGGGGTGTTTGTGTTGAACGAAACCAACATAAACCAGATTTGGGGTGCTTCAAGGCAACACTGTGCCAGTTCCCATAGTGGCACAAGACCTTATGAGATGTGGGGGTGCATGTGATACTAGTGTTGTATCATAGTATCATGCATGTGCCACTATGGGAACTGGCACAAGACTAGAACCGATCAAAGTCTTTTACTGTAGCATAGACATCTTCATCACCTTGGAGTTCTAGAATCTCTTTCCAATCCATCTGATCTACATCTAGATCATCATAACACATGATATCTAATGTAACACGTACCAGGCGTTTCTGTGCGATCATGAGTATCTCGTGCGATGTGTGAGTATTGTATCATGCATAATGACGATATGCAAGTGCTTCGAGATCATGTGCATCTCGTGCATAATCATCATCTTCGTGCAGATCTCGTACATGATTCTCGTAGTACGATTCCTCATCAAGATTAAAGTCATTCCCATGGAACTCGATCTCGTAATTGTCGTACATAACTCTCGTAATGATTTGATGAACGTATGTATATGATAGCATGATCTCGTACCAAGCGCAAGCCCCCTGTGCCCACCCAGATCTCGTACAAGATTATGTTAATGTTATATATGCATATAATGCTCAAAATGTTATGATATGTACATATCTCGTAGTGATCTCGTAGTATTATGATGTCTTATGAGTCTCGTGGCGATCTCGTAGTGATCTCGTGCGGATCTCGTAACAGTTTTTTACGGGCGGCGGGGGAAAAACTTGACAAATTGCGGTTCTTATGCTATGCTCGCCAACCTCACAATACTCGGAGGCATTTATGAGCACTCGGAGGCATTTATGAGCACTCGGAGGCATTTATAAGAACTAAGACTATAAGATCTTACATATAACAACATAAACAAAATTTAACTATTACTACATCTCACAATAACAGATTATTACACATATTACAATTCTCATACATCTCAAAAAATCACAAAATTAGAAAGGAATGTAATACACTATAACTAGTATAATAAACACTATACATTTAACCCCATGGCAAGAGGTATCATCTATCTAATCACTAACAAAGAGAATGGATTAAAGTACGTGGGCAGTACACTCCTACCCATGAACAAAGAATGGCAATCACACATTCAATTAGCAAACAAAATGTCCTCTGAACCATTACACAGAGCATTTCGTCAATATGGTTTACATCGATTTGGCATACAAGAACTAGATGAATGTGATGAAAGAGAATTAGATAATAAAAGAGAACACTGGATACTACACTATAACTCTTACCATGGTGAGAACTATAACTACAGAGTCTTTATAGAAGAGGACGATGATGATGAAGATATTCTACCAATTATACCAGAACAAGCAAGAAAAGCAACAACATGTCATGTATTTACAGAAGAAGATCGTCAAAAAATTAAACATTTTGGTCATAAAGTACAGGGCAAACACATAGAAACGGGTGAAATTAAAGTATGGAATTCTGCGGCAGAGGCAGCAGCAGAAGTCGCAGGTACACCAAGAAAGAATTCAAACATTCTATCATGTGCCCGTAATTGTTATAGATGTTATGGTTACAAGTGGTCAATTGTTGAAAAGCATCATAAAAAGAAACCAGTCTTTGGCATACACAAAAAAACGGAGAGATTAGGTCCCCGTTATGAGAGTATTACAGAAGCGATGAATGCACTTCGTGGAACTAGTGCTGGTAGTGCTTTAACAAAGAGTTTAAAGCATCCAGGGCGTTATAGTTACAGAGGTTTCTATTGGTATTATGGTTAGAACCAGGACGTCGCAGTCTCGGAAGGATCCCACTTTTGAACAGGACACTTTGCTGCTGTAAGAGAAGTCTTTTGTTCAAGAAAACAACCACACTTTCTACATCTTACATCTTCTTCAGAGAAGTATTCACAAGATTTACAAATCTCCATTCTTCTTGTCTGTTCCTCTTCAGGTGCAAACAATTGATTACCTTTGAGTACATCACCAATAGCATCTTGAACTAGATTTATGATGTTTTTTGTTTGTTCTCCTACTGATGGATACTGTTCTTCATTCATTTGTTTCACCTTCTGTAGATTGGAATGATTTCTCATGTTCTTCAATTGAAAGTATGTCTGGATGATCAGTTAAATATACATTTATAAATTTTATAGTATCATCAATAGATAATTTCAAAAGATCTAAATCCATACCCCATTTTTGTATTGGGCATATTTCAACTGGAACTATTACTTTATCACTAATCACACAACCACAAAGATTGCAAGTATCTCTATCTTTATTATAATGAGTGCAACCACCACATATTGTCTTTCTTTTTTCTTGAGTTTCGGGCAAACAAGTAATTTCCTCACGTTGAATATTAACTTTATAAAAGAAAACATAAAAGATTTCAACAAATTTGACAAATTCCTCATCAGAGAGAGAAAACTGTTTGTTGTTAGATTTAAAGTATTCTAAAGCATCTTTAGATGGAAAATAGGAATAAGTACTCATGATGGATATCTCAAATATAGAATATATTTATTAAATTATATTAGATGTTAACGTGATTACTTTATAAGCAATTATAGATCCTTGAATATCATCAAGTCTCACCGCAACAAGAACTTCGATGTCATCTTCTACCAAACCATCAGTCACAGAAACAATATTAAATGTCCCTGAATTGGATGAAATTGTAAATGCACCAGAGAGTGTACTGCCTGTAGTATTATTATATTCAAAATCAATATCTTTAACTGCAAATCCAGACAACGTATAGTAAAGAATTGTGCCATTTGGAATATTTTGAGTTGAAACACTAAACGTCATCGTAGATCCTTCAGCCAATAGAGCAGATGCTGAAGAAAGTGTAGCAGCAGGAAGTTGTGGTTTAGTGAATGATGTTCTAGGTGCAGAAGTAACATCAGTCGTATTTGTGGCATAATTACCAGCTATAATACCAGCAGGATAAGTTGAACTTGCTGGTTGAAGAATTACATGATATTGACCAGCACCACCATCAATTGCTGGTTTTCCTAAACCCCCAACTCCCCATGGAGTTGATTGACCATCTTGCCCATAATCACCACCCATGCCACCATCTTGCCCTGGATTTCCATCCGTTCCTGGTGTTCCTCCTTGCCCAGATTCTCCATTTTGACCATTTTGTCCTCTCCCTCCTTTCGTACCTTGTTCTCCCCGTCCACCCGTGTCGCCTGTGTTGCCTGGAAAGGAAAATACTGAAAGTGACCATCCAGGAGGACATGAAGTTCCAGGATCTCCACGATCTCCACGATCTCCACGATCTCCATATGCTCCTGGGGCGCCGTTTGCCCCAGGACCACCTAATCCAAAAGTACCACCATTTTGCCCCGGTGCTCCTGGTTTTCCGGCAACTCCACTTTGAAAAGAATTGATTGTATTCAAATATCCCTTTCCTTTTCCACCAATTCCACCTCTACCAACAGCACCACCCTTGCCTCCAGTACCTCCATATCCACCTTTTCCACCAATTCCACCTCTGCCTCCAGCACCACCAGCACCACCAGCACCACCATCACCGCCATCTCCGCCAGTACCACCCGGTATGGTTATATATTGCTTTGTCCCACATACTCTACCAGGGCGACTAAATACCCAACCACATCTCTGTGAGATCTGCCTTATTTCATAATAACCATCAGGACATCCTGGCCTTTCTTTTTGATTACATCTCCCATTAACAGTTGTTTGCTGTTCAAGACTACATTGACCAGGTCGTCCTGCATCACCTACATCACCTGGAGTACCTTGAGCACCTGGGGCACCACCAATACCACCATCACCACCTCTGCCACCATCACCACCATCACCACCATCACCACCATCACCACTATTAAGCGAAGTTGTGGCAGCTCTACCAAAATTACCACCAGCACCACCATCACCACCTGGTCCGCCAGGATCACCAGCAGGTCCAGAAGGTCCCTCATCGCCAGGATCACCATGAGCTCCATCTACTCCATCTATTCCATCTACTCCAACATCTCCAGTTTTACCAGCAGCACCACCGCCGCCGCCACCTCTTATTTTTCCATTTGGTTGAACAACAAATCTAATCTTATGATTTGAACTTAATTCAACTGCTTTTCCACCATCTTCACCATTAGTATAATCTAAAGTACCAGCGTCACCAAAGGCACCATCAATAGTACCAGATACATCAATTTCTAGATTATTTGCATCACCATTCCAAACAAAAGAAGGAGATCCCGAATCTTCAGATCCAACAGATCCAGTAACTTGTAATATTTTTCTAATATTTCTGTCTAAGTTCGTACCCCAACCATCAGAACTGTCACCATAAAGATTCTTGTCTGTGCCAGCTTGTTTGAGTATAATTTCCTTGATCGTTCCTCGGAAGTTTGACAAATTTAAAGGATTTCCAGAATCAACTGCAGGTACAGATTCATTAACATCGGCATCAGGAACAAGTGGATCGGTAACTCCAACACCAACATCACGATAAAGATCACTAGTTTTAACGGGACCACTAGTTTGACGAACAAAATCTTTACGTAAATCACTAAATCTTATCGGACCAGACGAATATAAGGTTTTTGTCTGCGGTGTAATGCTCATCTTTATATGATCTTTTACCTGTATTAAAATTATTTAGACGCATTAAGAGAATAATGGCACTATCTCTACATCATTATATTGCTGTTTTTTGATATGGTTTTCCCACATCATAGCATCTTCAATATTATAGAAAGTTGCCACTTGTTTCGATACTTTTTTCTTCTTGTTTTTGGTGTAAATTACCTGGTATTTCATGAGGGTTTTCAATAAAGATTTCAATTTGTGTGTTATCATTCCAGTGTCGTATCACACCAGCAACAATAAAACAGTTAGTAATCAAATAAGTGGCAAATATAACTGTGCGAATGATGGCAATCTTATCAGACTCTTTATCACACTCGGATGCTTTTTCACCTAATGATTTTGACCACCATCGCCAGGCATTTCTTTGTCTCATTTCTCAGATTCTTTCAAGAGTTGGACTTCTTTCCATTGTGAAGGATAAACTAATATGCAGACATCTTTTGATCTATGATCGGATTGACCTAAACAGATTGTAATATACTTCTCACAAATAAAATCAACAAATCCAACATGATCTTTGTACTTAACATCCAATCCAGAATAGAACGTAGTCATAAAATCTCTTTTTGAATACCTGTTCTATTTAATGGTAAATCAAGTTGTAAATGATTCAACAATACGGGAATCCTGATGATCATCTGCAAGAACAAACTTTCGGGCATTTAGAATGTTCTCTTTCAGACGTGAATAGTGGTGCTCATAGAAGTTGTCCTCATCATCATCAGTAATAAGATCAAAACATTCATCATCAGTCTGTGCAATCACATTCCAAATGCCACCATACTCGGAAGAAGGAAAGGGAACGTAGTGATCAACAATATAAAAATAGGTCATTTCTTGTATTAAATTACTCCTTGATTTTAGTAGAATTTGTTTGATTTGTCAACTGGCGCTGTAGTTCATAGATGACAGGTGAGAGATGAGATGTAAAGAACGATTCATATTCATTACCCCTCATCAGTTTGAGGATACCTTCCACCTGGGAGAGTGCGAACAGAAGTTTAGATGTTTGATTCATTACCAAACCTCTCTCCATACTTTAACCCAGTGCCCGCATTTGTTACAGTGCCGTGTACCATGAATTTCATCACACACATCTGCGGTTTGGTATGTTCCCCAACCACATGCCTCACATTCTTTGCCGTCCATGTCTACTTCATCATAAAGAGTCAGTTGTTCTTCAGGATTCATCACATGAACTCCATCATATAATAATCCACAGTCACTTCCAGTTCTGCCGCCTTTGCCTCAATCTCTTGTTCTTGAATACGCTTTGCTTCGGCACGATGATTCTCATAAACCATACGCCCTTCATAGTAAAGTTCTTCTGCCTCAAAGTGTTTCATAAAATCATCAAATGCCTCAATAAATTCTTGCAGATCTTGGTTGTTCATGTGTTAAATCCAAATCCATTGACTGGTGGTGTTGGGGGTTGTGGTGCAATTACTTCAGGAAATAATCCATTCAGAATGTCATCACATACAGAATAATCCTTTCCTGCATGAGGTACACGATTCATCTGATAATACCTGACTGCATTATAGATAATCTTTCGTTGTTCAAGTGTAAATTCCATTAGTGTGCTCCAATAACTTTTGGTAGTCCCATTATAATCAAAAAAATCAGAAGTGCAACCACATCCCAACACCGATTGCGAATCATATAGGGAAGTGCCAGAACATTTCCGATCATATACAGTCTTGCACCTATTGCCGTATCGTGATACAGAGTGATGTAGAATGCAAAAACAATTGTAATACTGGAAAGAATTCTTGCCTTGGAGTCCATGATTCAGAATGAGGGTGTCAGTTCATAACGTAGTTCGACCTTTGATCGATCCATCTGTTCATAGATGGAATACAACTTATTATAAAGAGCAGGAGCACTACCATAATCTTTGGCAATCACTCTCTCATCACTCACACTCAGGGTTTGAAGTGCAGAGAGAAGAATACCAATCTCATGTACGTTCAGGTTTATAAAATCTTCAGTCATTTTCAATCTCCAATTAAACGCATACGTTCAGAAATGCACATAGAAAGTTCGGCAACAATCATACTGTCTACATCGCCTAGTTTAGCATGAATCGCATCGGGAATCAACTCAACCATCAGATCAAAGAAACGTTCGTCTTCCGTAATGTACTGAGCAACATCGGTACTCAGAGCATCGGCAAGTTTAATAATTGTGGATTGTGAAAGTGCCATTTTACTTAGAAGAACAATTGGGATGAGAGATGAATGATGCACAGAACTGTTGATGAACCCGTGCTTCTTGTTGTTGCTGTTTGCGCTCATCACGATGAGCACTATAAGACATGTACATTAGCAAACCAATCGCAAGCAGATAGATTTGAGTGGTTTTCATTTGGACAACTGGGCAATAACAGCAACAACAGCAACAATCAGGATGATAGAGAACACAAACAGAGCACTAATCCAAATGGGTGAAAGAACCCACCACCAAGACCAGTTAATCACATGACCCAGTTTCAAACCAATAAACAGGATAGTCAGAGCACCAGTGAAACTGATACCACCAGAAGAACTAGAAGAAGAGTTAGACATAGTTTTGGAACGTGATTGTTTAATTGCGTTTTGTTCAATTTGATTAAGAAGTTTGCTCATCAGTCTTCGGGATAAAGTTTCCAACCATCGGGGTGAATGCACAGTTCTTCACAACGCACCTCATAGGCAATCCGTTGCAGCAAACGCAGATCCATAGATTCCACCTCTTTCAGAATAGAACGGCGAATCTGGGCATCTTGAGTGGTGTCAGAGATCATTCGGTGTTCCGTTGATTACCTTGTAATTATAGCATCGTGCAGCAGGCGATTGGGAAAGCACTGTGCCACTCGTGAAACTGGTACAGGATTCTTTTCACTCATATACTCCAGATATAATATCTCTTCTTGTTCCCGTGCCTCTATTTCGTGTGGTTGATCTTCATAATCATAATCCTCAATCTTATGAGGTCCATAATACATTTTACCACGTTTTGTGCGAAGATCACCAAGAACCCACTGACGCACATGCACCAGTTCGTGCAACAGAGTTTGAATGTAAAGTTCTTGATTCATAAAGACCTGAAGTTCAATCAGAAAACTTCTTGGACGTACATAATCGTCCTCAAAGTCACACCATCCATAAACCAATTCACGTTTCAATCCACGATGCACTATACGCACATCCAAACGATAACGTGGAAGAAATCTATTCAGAAACCAAGTGGTAACATCCTCACAGATCCGCTTGTGATAACCATATCCAGAATACGTGATGTAAGATTGCATAACCAGTGTAGGAACCAAACAAAGGATGAGATGAAAATAAGTTTGTCAGTTGTTGTCATATTCATTTTGCGTACAAATAACCACCTGCCCAATCGGCATTCTCAAGCAACCATTCACGTTCTTCAATCAGGCGCAAATCATAGCGAACACCCTTGGCAGGTGCTTTCCAAGATGCAGATTTATAAATCTCACCAGTCTTCTTGTCCACAAAAGAATGAACACTACGTTGTCCACCACCATCAATCAGAATGATTTTGTGATACTTACGACCAGATTCAATCTCATAATCAATGGAACAATCACCAGACTTCAATTCATCAATCCTCTGTTGATGATACTCAACTTGAGTACCATGAATCGCAATACTACGTTGATGCCCACGGATAGCATATTCAACGTAATTGTGCTTGAGTGCCTCACAAAGAGTATAGGTGTGCAGTAGAACAGCATCAGCGATGCTCTGCCGTGCCTGTTCTTGAGCAGCGTAGTCAGCGAAGGTGGTGTTCATGGGGTTGGTTGTGTATGTACCTATTATAGGGGCACACAGGCACCTCTGGGATGCCTTGTGTGCCAGTTGGTCAAGTGTCCTTCAGTTTTTTACGAACACGTCGATGTTGTGATATTTTGGGTACATGGCACATGCTTTGTGCATCGCCCAAGTGTTGGTTTTGTACTTGCCAACATGAACATTTTCTACAACAAGGTTGCCTTGCTTGTCAAAAACGTTTGCGTAGAAATCAAGAGGTTTTTTGGTTGCCATGGTTGAGGAACCTTTGAACATTCATAGTATAGCAAGCACACCATGGCATGTCAACCCCTGTTTGATTAGTGTTTTTTATGAATCAATCACCAACGATAATGAATGATGGTATGACATATTTTGACATAGCATTTTTAGAGCTTAGTAAATTATCCTTGGTTCTTTGAGTTAAATTTGAATCAAATAACTTTCCACCTTTTTTGGATACAAGTCCATAGATGGTTAGAACAATTTGTTTCTTTAAAACTTGATTTAATCTTTGCTTTCCACCTTTCATGAACATATAAAATGCCTGAAGTTTAGAAAACTTCTGTTCAAGATACTTTTGACTTTTATTTCCTCTAATAGTTGCTAAATCTGAAGAGGAAACAACATTAGTTTGCCATGGATTTAGTATTAAAGCAGTTGCTGTTGGTGATTTTGAATCAGTTCCGCCTTTTAATGGTGCAGATAAAGTAATAACTCTTCCCTTTATTCCTTCTATTTTAGTTCCATTTTCAAGTTTGCCATTCTTATCAATAATGAATATATAATCTTTTGGTTTAATATCAGAAACTCTTCCCTGGATTATTTTATCATATTCTATTTCAGTTGATTTTGCAACTAACTGTTTAATTCGTAATTTTGTTATAGTTTGTCCTTTCTTCAAATTGCTTACTGTTTTAGTAACTTCTTTTTCCTTACCTTTCTTTGTAATTGTTACTACCTTCTCCTTTTGCGTAAGACGTAGTGATTCATTTTCTCCGTGTATGCCATACTTTGCCAATTCACCCCTATATGGCTTAGATAATCTTTCAATAGCACTTACTAAAAATCTAATGTAGGCATCATTATTCAAACGATCTTTGATCTTCTTAAGATCATTTTGTTTGTATATAATTTCAGATTTGTCAAAAAGAGATTTGATTTCACCTGGAATTGCATTCTCATTTGTCAATCCTTTATAGATTTCCATGAAAGCACTCTTGCGAAGAGTTTGAACCTCTTTAAAGATTTGATCATAGTCTTGATAATTCGTTAAAATCTGGTGTATTCCATTCGTATTCAATCCACCAGACCACGCAGTTCCTCCAGATTTTTGCATATTGAAAGTATCACCTGGAGTGTCCAATTTCCACCTTTCTACATCACCACCCTCAACATTCACTCCCTCATAATTTAACTCAAATATAAGATTGGGTTGAAGAGTTTCATCTCTATAATTAATCTTCTTTATTATCACAAGTCTATTAATAAATCCCATAATTTTTGATTTATTTCCCTCTTGCATAAGTTGATCAAATGCAAGTAAAAACTTTGTATATGGATCAATATCTAATTTTTCTCCTATTGAAGTTCCAACAATTTTATATCCAACTGTCGGAACAAAACTAGATGTTTTGTTTCTATAATCATCATCAATATTTGCAGTTGATCCCTTTGCTTTCTTTAATGATATTTGAAATAATTTGTTTTGCTCATAATACTTATCTAATATTGATTTGTAAGTATTCTCATTATTTGCATAATTGCCAACTATATTTGCAGTCTTTTTTACAATATGTTGGCGAAGTTCTCTCATTATTTCTAGTTCAGAACTTCTGTTTACTATCCATATATCAGTTGGATTGTAAACATCTGGTTTATTTGAAATATTTTTGAGATCTAATGCGGTGTAAACTGCTTTAGTGGATAAATCTTTTACAAATCTTCCAAATTTAGATTTTTGATGATGTATCCTATAATAATTATCCTTTAAATTTAATTTATCAATTAAAAAACGAGCAATATCTATTGATGATTTCACCCAACTTCTACCTGCATCTGAAGACGTATGAAATACTCCCAAATGAGATTTAATATTATATTGTGCCTTTACCAAATCTAAAACATCATTCGGATCCAGCCCATCATAAAAGTTTTCAAGATAATCAATAAAATCACCGTTGGATGCCGATGATTTCTTTATAAAAAATGCAAGAGCAGCACACTGGATCATCTCTTGATTAAAAGTGTTTGTTGTATATCCCTTATGCATTTTTCTAACGCCTTTGAAGTTATTTAGAAAAAAGGAGAGGTTTTACCCTCTCCCTCAATCACTTATTCATTTGCAGAGTGGGCACAGGCATACCACCTTCTGTGGGCACATAGATGGTCACATTACCATTCTTAGCACCATCTTCAATACCAGTAATGTACAGATACTGAAGATACTCACGATTGTCTTTGAGTGAATCACCGATGATTTGGTTTGCCTTAGCAACACCAGAAGCACGAATCACTTCGGCATCAGCAAGTTGTTGTGCCGAATCTTTCTTTGCTTGTGCTTCCAGAACTGCTACCTGGCGAGTGTATTCTGCCTTTTGAAGTTCTGCCTTACCTTGTAGAGATTGTGCCCACACATTATAGAGAGGACCAACCACTGCATTAATGATCAACAGCGACAGAAGAAAGGAAACGCCAATAATAGAGGCGTTACGAAGAGTGTTATCAGGTTTCATAATTTACCTCAGAGTTTTTCAATTTCAAAAAGAAGAGAATCAATATCTTCTACAGTTTGATGTCCAAGAACATCACTGGTGACTGGAGTATCATAAGTTATCTCCCAATCTTCATCAGTTACTTTCAGTACTGCTGCCTCATAAAGTCCTTCAAAACCACCATAAGAATTTGAAGATTTGATTACAGATACTCCATAACCATTATCAAAGAAGTATTTTGCCTGAACACCATCCCAGTTTGGATGTGGTTCAAAGTTAAGATCAGAGAATTTCATAATCAGTTACCAAATCGTTTTGCCCAGAGTGAATAAGAGTGCTTTTTCATGTGCTCAAGCAGTTCATAACGCTGCCGAATCTCAGAGTCTTCCGGCAAGTCATAAATGCACGGAATCGCAAGATCCATTCCATCAATAGCATGACACAGAATAGAGTTCAGAAGATCGTGCTCTTCATAACTAAATTCCAACATAACAGGTTTTTGATCGTGTCCATTCATGGCAATTTCAGTAAGATTTTCTAGAAGTTCTGGAGTGAAGAGTTCAACAATCGGTTGTGGTTCTTCACCATCATTATGGTCATAATACAACTCACATTCATACTCCCAAGCAAGATCTCCATCAAAACTTTGAATGTTTTCAAGTTGTTGTTCAATTGAACTAATCAATTGATCTTTTGTTAATTCGGGAGTTGTCATACAGCAAGAGCACCAGAGGGAATCTCAACCAGTTCAGGAAGTTTGGCATCATCAAACTGATGCATATTATAGCACACCCACTCACCATTACGGAAGACATATGCATATTCTTCGCTGCTGTCAGGAAGAAGATACTCACACAGGTCAGCATCAAGGCGAGGAGGGCAATTTTCACCACGAGCAGAATAATACTCAGGACCATATTCTTGCCCTGTGCTTTCACCATATTGGGCGATTTCAGTCCAACAGCAACTCATATCACCACCATCAATCAGTTCGGCAGCAAGTTCTTTGCTGTTATAATGCGTCTTCAAGATACGACCCAACCAGGACTCATAACCATTCCAGTGATGGTAGGCAGAGAGCACAGAACCATCAGAGAGTTCAATACCGATGCGAGAGCGAGTTGCCATGAGGCGTTTCGTTGATTACCTTGTTAGTATAAGGCATCCACAAGGGGATTGGAGGCACTTTGGTCCACTTCCGCAACTGGCACAGCATCTTCTATGCGTTTCTTGGCAATCTCATAGTATTCTTGGTCCATTTCAATACCAATAAAATTTCTACCACTCATAACTGCTGCAACACCAGTTGTACCAGAACCCATACAATTGTCCAAGACAACTTCACCAGAATTGGAATATGTTCTAATCAAATACTCCATCAATTCAACTGGTTTTTGTGTGGGGTGAACAACATTTTGATCCAATCCAAACTCAATAATTTCTGATGGATAGTTAGTATACTTTTGCTCATACTCAGTCTCATGCAACAATTTATTGCCTTCTCCCATGTGTTCGGGATTATGTAAGAATTTACCAAGTCTTTTTGCATTATTCTTCTTCTTGACATTCTTCTCAATTAATCCCTGAGGATTGTATGTCATGTTTTTATTTGCTTTTTTAGAACAACCACTTGCACCAAGAGGAGAAAATACTAGAATATCTTCAGTTTCTTTCATGGGTCTTGCGTTAGCATGAAGAAATCCGGTTGTTCTTTTCTTTTTCCAAATCCATTCATACTTAAACCATTCCAAATTACTCAATACAAGTTGACTAGTAAATGGTTGGTCAGCAGTCAAAACTACAGCACCAGTTGGTTTTAAAACTCTTCTATATTGTTCCCACAATTCATCTAAAGGAATTACAGTATCCCAACCCAAAATCCGATTGCTTCCTTTTTTATCTACACCAGTCCGATCTGTAGTTCCATAAGGAAGATCGCAGAGGATTAAATCTATACTATCCTCTGCGATTTTATTCATTTCAACCAAACAGTCACCCCAATATAAAATTAATTCCATAATTTACTCAATTGATCAGATATCATATTAAAAGGAATATTAGTGGTTTTAGCAATATAAATGGCAGATATAAGCATACCTTCTACATCATCCCCAAGCATACCCATACTGCGATTGCAATTATCACACAACCAACCACGATGAATCAAAGTTTCATGGCAATGATCAAATACTAAATTTGCCCTGGTTGGATCTGTTTTTTTTGGACCAGGATCGCATCCACAACGATCACAACAAGCACCAAGAAGAGGAGGTTTGGGATTGCCTGCAAGTTTTTTTGCCTTATTTTTTCCCCGATTCATTTTTTTGTTACAATCACGGCAATCGGGGCGCAAATATATAACTTTAGAATTAGTATTAGTAGAAGTATTTAAAGCAAAATGCTCTACAGTATATGGAAATACAACTTTACATTTATTACACGCTTGTTCTTTTTTATGAAAAGGTTTTTCTTTTAGTTCAGCAAGAAGTTTAAAGGTCTTTATCATTTTGGATGTTTTTAACTCCCATATTATAAGGCACACAGAGGATCCTGTATGCCCCTGTGTACCACTTTGCAAACTGTCCTAGTCTTCATACACTCTACACTCACGTGCATGAGGATTGGCATCACAGTACAGTTCTAATGCAGTAGGATCATGTGAATCTTCAGGATGATTTGCTTTATACGTTTCTAATGCTACTAATTCTCCTTCTGTATGCCTTCTTGCTTGTGGTGACGTTGTTGGATCATTCAAGATCTCAACATCTCTTTGAATGTGTTGGTCTATGGTTCCCATAAGACTGTTAAAATATCGTAGTATTTATTTTAATAGTTAGTTGGTTTTGTTTGTACTGATACAGGATCACCTTTACCTTGAAGAGATCGGACAAGCAATTCTGTAAACTTTTCCATCTTTTGATGGCATACAGTGTGTGGATTATAGTTAATTGCCTTTCTTAAGGCATTTAATTCATTCCATTCTTCTGATGTAAGTTTTTCGGTGCTTGTTTTGGGTAGAGTCATAATTGTCAAACGTGATTGTGTTGATTCTAACACTTATCTTCATTATTATGTAGAAACTTAACGATCTCTTCAGGTTTTCGTAAAATCTTGTAATAACTTTACTTCTCGGTCCAACTCCGCATCATTCTTACGTTTCTGAAACTCGGACCACAAAGCATTATGAACATCCATAAGTTCAGTAATCCAAAAACCCTCAGGATAAATGCCAAGAGTATCCATCAACCCACGATGACTGGTGCCTTCACTCTCTGCCTTACACATAATATAACAGATTGCTTGAACCATATCATACTTATCATCAGAGGAAAGCATGTGATACTTTCCTACTGCTTTCTGAACTGATTCTTCTGATGCTTCTTGTAGATTTTTGTAAGCATCAGAGTCCCACCATTCTTGCAGTGCTTTTCCAAACTCATTAGGTTTCTTTGATTCTTCAGTCATTAAAGAATGCTCCAAAGTCTCCACTACTTCCTGGTCTGCGGTTCTCCAGTTTATCTAACAATGAATTAGTACTCATTACAGTTTCAATACGATTAATCAAATCTGCAATTACACTACAAACAATTGGTCGTTCAGTTCTTGCAGCAAATGCAAGCGAATTACGAAGAGATTCTTGTGCTTCTTTTAAACTTTCTTCTACTTGTGTTGCCAGTGCCATGTTAAAAAAATAAAATTTGAATAAGTTTTGCCAATTCAATAATAGCGAAGAATGTGCGGATTGTCATCATATCCCACATCTTCACTTTATAGAAATAAGGGAATGAAACAAGATTTCCAAATAAACGACAATAGATTCCAATTTGAACACTATTGAAGAGAATTACTGCATAACCAATAATAAAAAATACATTACCAACAATTCTCAACCAACTAAGAACTGGATATTTTGGATGGATAAGTCTATCACTATTCATAATCAATTCTCCTTAATCCAAAAACCATCATCGGTCATAGTCCAACCATCATCAATCATTTCCTGATAGGTTTTAACTCTTGCAAGTTCATTACCTCTTACCCAAGATGGTTCAGTTACTTTAATCATTTTATAAGAACCATCACCCTGATCCACCCATTCAATACTATCACCTTCTTTTAAAT